CATCCGGATCGGCATCAAGCGCGATTGTCTTGGGATCAGCGGTCAGCGTGACCATTGTCACCATTACTGTCCAGGAAGCCAACAAAGCACCGAAGGTCTACACCATTCGAATCAACCGTCCGTAAGGATAACGGGAGAGCAGCTAAGAATCTGCTCTTTCATTTTATTAGGAGGAAAAGTTTATGGCCATACCCTTTATTATGATCAATCTGGACAAGCCTAGAAAGCTGCGCTTCGGCATGGGCGCTATGGTGGAGTTCGAGCAGGTAACCGGCATCAAGCTTATGGAACTAGGCGATGAGATGTCCATGGATGTCTGCTCGAAAATACTGTGGATCATGCTCAGACAAGAGGACAAGGCGCTGACCCTGGAAAAGACCTGCGAGCTGATTGACGAACATGCGGATAGCATCACCGAGGTTATCGCCGCTATCACAAAAGCCATCAAGGCGGCGTTTCAAAAGGAGAGCGACCGCCCAAACGACCATCCGTCGAAGAAGTAAAGCCCGACTGGTTGGACTTCTCGGCGGAATTTGCTATTGGGGTTGGCGAGCTCTCACTGAAACCAAAGGCGTTTTGGAGGCTCACCTATGCTGAGCTGGCGACCATGGCTGAGAGTCGGCTCCGTCATCAAAAAAGGAAGATGAACGAGCTGGTGTTTCTCGCCTGGCATATCGAGGCCTTTGCGAGACAGAAAAGACTGCCTGCTTTAGGCAGTCTGCTAATAGAAGAAAAAGCAGCCGGCAAGCGGCAAAGCGACGAAGAAATGATGAATATGGCCAAGCTGCTGAATGCGGCATTTGGCGGGGAGGTGATCGCGGTTTATGACGATATACAGTAAAAGCCAGAATACGATAGAAGGGCTCGATGAGCTGATTTCAGCTTTCAAGAAGCTGGGAGATGAAGCCATGCCTTATGTGATGCAGGGCTCGAACGAAGGTGGAAAAGAGGTCCTTCAAAAAGCGGTTAGGTTCGTGCCTGTGGATACAGGCAATGTCAAGAGACGATTGAAAGTCATTAAGGCTAAAAGAAGTGCCAAGTATCCGTATCGGGTATTCTCTAAGGTCACCTTTTCAAAAGGCGCCGCCTATGCCGTTCCCCTTGAACTCGGTCACAACATCGTCATCAATGGAACAAAAGTGGGCGTTGTCAAAGCACGTCCCTTTTTACGTCCGGCTGCGGATGAAAGCAAGGAAGAGGTCGTGAAGGCTATTGCTGATGCCATGAATCAGGCGCTTAGCAAGATGGGAGGGTTAAGATGAGCTCAGTCATTCGATCATTGATGGTCAAGGTTGGTGCGGACCTGACGGATATGCAAAAGGGTCTGAAGAAAGCTTCCAGAGAGCTAAAAAGCGCCGGCAGTGAAATATCAGCGCTGGGATCCAAGCTAACGATGGGAGTGACCCTGCCCATCGTCGGAGCGGCTGCGGCTTCCATTAAATTCGCCTCAGACCTGGAGGAGTCGACCAATAAGGTCAATGTGGCCTTTCAGGACTCCGCTGATGAAGTGAAGAAGTGGTCGGACACCACCCTGAAAACCTTCGGCATCGCCAAGGGAAGCGCGCTGGATATGGCTGCCTTGTTTGGCGATATGGGAACCGCTATGGGACAGACACCTGCTGAAGCCGCTGAAATGTCGCAGAGTCTGGTTGGTCTAGCAGGTGATCTTGCTTCCTTTAAGAATATCGGCATCGATCAGGCGCAAACCGCCCTCAAAGGCATCTTCACAGGCGAAGGCGAGTCGCTAAAAACCCTGGGAATCATCATGCAGGACAGCACCCTTAAGGCCTATGCTTTGGCGACAGGCCAGGAGAAAGCCTACGAGGAGATGAACCAGGCTGAAAAGGTGGCCCTTCGCTATGCCTATGTCATGGACGCCACCAAAAATGCACAGGGTGACTTTGCAAGAACCAGCGAAGGCACGGCCAACCAGATCAGGATTTTCCAGGAATCATTAAAGGAAGCGGCTGCGACACTGGGGCAGAATCTTCTGCCAATCATCACACCGATCCTTCAGAAAATGAGCCATTTCATTCAGAGCTTCTCTGAAATGGACGAAGGCACGCAGAAATTCATCCTGACAATGTTAGGAATAGCGGCCGCAATCGGACCAGCCTTATCCGTCGTTGGGGGAATTACCACGGGGCTTGGCGGGATGGTCGGCGCTGTCGGAAAAGCGGCCGGTGTATTATCAAAAGGCGGTGGACTAGTATCTGCATTGAGTGCGTTGATCGGACCCGGAGGGATAGCCCTTCTAGCCATAACCGCCATTGCAGCGGCAGCCTATCTGATAGTCAGCAACTGGGATGAAATCAGCCATTTTTTCATCAGGCTTTGGGAAAGCGTCAGCGAAACATTTATCGGGACGTGGGAAGGCATCAAGAGTTTCTTTTCAGGACTCTGGAGCTGGCTTCAAAGCTTTTTTAGCCAGTGGGGAGGCTTGATTCTGGCGGTATTGGTGCCATTTATAGGGTTTCCGCTCTTGATCTATCAGCATTGGGACACCATCAAACTGTTCTTCATAGGGCTTTGGGAAAAGGTGGTGTCATCGTTTGAAGAGGCTATTTTAGCAATCACACAATTCTTTGATGACTTGCCTTCTACTATCGGCTTCGCACTTGGTCTTCTCATCGGCAATATCCTGAAGTTCGGGATGGACCTTGCCGCGTGGGTTGCAGAAACCATACCGGCTGTTATTGACAGTATCGTTCAGTTCTTTGCCGCACTACCGGTCAGAATAGGGGAAACGGTAACTGGTGTCTTGAACGCCATCTCCCTTTGGGGTACAAATCTCGCTGGCTGGGTGGCCTTAAATATTCCAATTGTGATTAATAGCATCGTCACCTATTTTGACTCCCTGCCTGGGCTTATAGCAGCAACCATTTCAGAGGCAGTCAGCGCGATCGGAACATGGGCAGGAAACCTCATCGCAAAAGCAAGCGAGGAACTGCCAAAGGTTGTGGCAAACATCGCCGGTTACTTCAAGGCACTGCCCAAGGAAATGCTGCAGGTGGGCAAAGATTTGGTGACCGGGTTATGGAATGGCATGAATGGGATGATGAGCTGGATCAAGACAAAAATCAAGGAGTTTTCCGGATCCGTTATTTCAGGGATTAAAAGCGCGCTCGGCATCAGCTCACCGTCAAAAGTCATGGCAGATGAGGTAGGAAAATGGCTGCCTGCTGGAATAGCGGAAGGCATCACCAGCCATTCAAGTCTCGTTAGAACAGCGATGGACCGCATGGCAAGCGGGCTCACAGCGAGGACAGGGCTTGAAATGGAAAGCGCCTTCCATCAAAGACGTGGCACGTTTGAAGATAGCGCTGCTATGGGGGATGGCAGGACAACCAACCTGACCTTCAATGTGCAAAGCTTCTCTCAAGCCAGACATGAGATCGATCTGCTAAGCAAGCAGCTGGCAGCTGCAACGGGACTTTAGGAGGTGGCTTTTTGGAACGATTGATTTTCACGAACGCAATAGAACAGACAATCATCTTCGATGAAGGCGGCCTCTACAGATGGCTTGAAGTGGATGACCTCGGAGGCCTCGAGGCGGATTTCATGACTTCCTCAAGCCCCTACCAGGATGGTATGACCTCTGTGGGAGAGGCCTACTTCAATCCAAGAGCTATCAAGGTTAAATTTGTGGTGGTCTCTGATACGCTTGATGAGGGGCTTCGTCACTTAAACAGTGTGCTAAATCCTAAGCTCGGTCTGGGAAAGCTATCCTACGAAAGAAACGGCAAGACCTATGTCCTCAACAAGGTGAAAACAAGAATGCTGCCGACTTTGCCGGGAGCCCCGTCAAGAGGAGTGGCCTATCAAGTGACATCGGTCATTTTTGAGGTGTTTGATCCGTATTTCACCGATGAGGCGTATCTGGAGGCGTCGATTACCACCGGTGACAACTGTCTCGCATTCCCTGTGAATCTCAATGACAGTTTTGTTTTTGACTTTATCAACACAGCGGGGATTGTCGTGACCAACAGCGGCGATGTGGATTGCCCTATCGCTATCGTTCTTGATGGTCCCAAGAACAGTCCATTAACTATTGAGAACATGGGCACCGGAGAAAAAATCGTTTTGGCACTTAGTCTGTTGGAGAACGAGCGGCTAACCATCACGACAGGTATCGACGATATCAATGTCATCAAGGATGACCTGGCAACAGGTGAAAGCACTGTGGCTTTCCAATACATCGATGTGGCCCAAACAACCTTTTTCAAACTGCCAAGAGGCGCCACCACTTTAAAGATATCAGCCGGCGAAGCAGAGGTGGAGGAAGCCACTCTCCGATTCAAGCAAAGGTGGGTGGGGATATAGATGAAGACATTACATGTCATGTCTTTGGATTTCAACTATAAGGCGGCGCTAAGAGGCTATCAAAGCGCCATTATTAAGCGGGTATTTAACGGCATCGGATCCCTTGAGCTTGTCATCAGCGAGGAGATTCCAAACGCAGGCTTGATCAGCGAGAACGACATTGTTTGGTTTGACCGCGACTATAACAAGGCATTTATCGTAGAGCACATCGAAACAACCCTATCCGGGAGCGTGATGCTTTACAAGATAACAGCCAACCACCTCAATGTTCTGCTCCGTGACTATATCACCCTACCGCCAAGCGGGGAGGATACGGATATAAGGACCGGCTCCAGAGAACAAGTGGTACGGTATTGGGTAGAGCAAAACTGCATCGAGCCGGACAATCCGGCCAGAGCCCAGTATCCCCTAATGCTATCCGGGACAAGTGGTTATGGTGATATCATCACTGAGCAGAGCCGATTTGCGCCCCTATCGGATGAAATCACAAGGGTCCTTCTGCCGGAGGATCTTGGATGGCGGGTTGAGCTTGATTTGGAGAGCAGCTGCTTTGTCTTTACCGTGCTTGAAGGGGTCAACCGAACCTCAGAACAAAGCATCAACAACCGGATTCTATTTGGACTGCGATACGGCAATATCGCGGGCTTTAGAAAAGTAATGGATATCACGTCAGCCAAGACCGCAGCCTATATCGGAGGGAAGGGTGAGGGTGCTACCAGGCTACTTGTTGAGGTTGATAATGCAGGTGACGGAAGGCGAAAAGAAGTATTCATTGACGCACAGGATATTGGTACGACAAATGAGCTCGTTGAACGCGGACAACAAGCCCTCTCTGATGCGTCGGCTGTCAAAAGCTTTGAATTCGAAGCGTTAAGCCGGCAGTTTCAATATGAAAAAGACTACGACCTGGGGGATTTTGTCACGGTCGTTATCGATAAGGATAGTGTTTTGCATCTGCAAATCAAAGAGGTAAGAGAAATATTGGAGCAAGGGCTTATCACCGTCAAGCCAGTATTTGGAGCACCTGAGAAAACCCTAGGAAAAGCCATCGGAAAGCTCTCCAACAGGATTTCCTCCCTCGCTTCAGCCTCCACCAAAATTGATGATGAAAAGGTGTCCTTAAATGCCACCTGGAGCTCAGCACAAATCAAAAGCCAGACTACTTCACCAGCGGGCATTGTAGTGGCTTTCGCAGCAACGGTCATTCCAGAAGGGTGGCTCGAATGCAACGGCGCAAGCATCAGCCGAACACAATACGCCGGGCTTTTTGCTGCCATCGGAACCACCTATGGCGCGGGAGATGGCAGCACAACCTTCGGGTTGCCGGATTTTCGTGGCAGGGTGCTTGTGGGTGTGGACAGCACGCAAACGGAATTTGCATCAATTGGACAAACGGGTGGAGCAAAAACACATGTCCTGACAGTTGCGCAGATGCCACCCCATACCCATGACATCAAGATGGACAGCGACACAACACCAGATGGCGGAACAGGCGCTGTGGCATCAGAGGATACATTTAATGTGACATTGAAGGATGGCACGTTAACAACGGGTGGCGGAGAAGCCCATAACAATCTGCAACCATATCTGACGATGAGATGGATGATTAAATACTAGGGAGGAAAATACAGTGAGCAATATTAACGACTTTGGAATGCCTTTCACCTCTCAGGCAGGAGACAGGGCCTACAGCGCATTGGACTGGAGGCTGTATTTTAGATCTCTTTTGGAGGATGGCATCATTGGAGATATCGGTAACGAGCTAAAGGTCTGGCCTCAGTCCACTCCCAACAAGACGGTGTATGTGGACACAGGGGCTATTTTTATAAATGGCGCCATGAGGGTGATGACGGATGTTACAAACTTGTCGGTTGTAGACAACACCAGTGGACAGCCAAGAATCGACCGGATTGTGGCAAGGCTAAATCTATCAAGCAGAAAAATAGAGCTGGCAGTCAGGCAGGGCTCTGCCGCTGTAAGCCCAAGCCCACCGGATCTGATCCAAGACAGCACCACTTGGGAGTATTCACTGGCGCAGATTTATCTTGCCAATGGATTCTCCACCATAACCGCAGGTGTGATCACCGATGAGAGAGGCAGCGAAGCGCTATGCGGATATTTCAGATACAGGGCAAAGCCGGCCTGGTATCCCGGGGGCGATATTCCCATAGATGTCTGGAAATACATATTGTTTAAAGACCAGCTTACAGCTGGGGAAATAGCAGATATCGAAGCCAATCCTACTTTGATGAGTATTATAGACAATAATGAGATGGGAAAGCTTAGCCTGCCTGTGTATAACGGAGGTCTGAGCTACGAATACATCAAACTGTTTGATGGTTTGAGATTCATCAATACGCACGGTGATTTGACCTTTTCATCAAGCGGGGAGTTTCCATCGGATTTCATAGTATGCGATTCCCTGACCATCAATGCCGGTGTAACGGTAACCCCTCCTGCGGGAAAGGGCTGTCAAATACTCATTGTAAAGGGGTCGCTGAGTTTAAATGGCAAGCTGGACGGGAAAGGTTTAGGAAATAAAGGTCCGGTCAAGACCGTTGGCGTTGAAGAGGCGGGCCATGGCGGTGCTATATTCCTGATATTGGCATCCAACATCACTGGAACGGGGACGATTGATATCAGCGGTACAGACGCCATCGGCTCAGCAACTTACATGGCAGCTTCACGAAAAGACGGAAGCTTTTATAGTGAAATCATAGAAAGCGGCACAGTCAATACAGCGGATTCAAATATCACTACATCCGGAATACCAGGTATAACCTATGTCGCTAATCTTCGCCTGTCCACTTTTCTGCATTCCTTGTTGCAGCCCGGCAAAACGTACCTTGGAGCGGGTCATGGGGGCTACTACAGGGGCAACAACCAGAATAGGCCAGGCGGTGGGGGTGGTGCGGGAGCTGCTGGAAATGGCGGTGCTGGTGGGC